CCCGTTGCTTGGAGCTGATGAATGACCCCGCCGCATTACGCAAGATGGTAAACTTGGCCGGGTACACGGATAATCGGAGTTTCGGTATAAAAGAAACGCCACAGCTTCCGTATAAACCCAAGTTTCGTGATGAAAACGCCGCGGTAGCCTATTTGGAAAAGTTAAACCACCAGCTGACTACGCTTTCTGAGTTGGAGGTTGACCGACCCAAGACGGGTTACATGAACCGATTTTGTGCCAACCAACAGGAGTATGCCTTACCGTTTACCCCGTATTGGTTTGCTAAAATCAAGGGCCAACTGGAAAAATTCCATAACCGCTCCGGTGAATCCTTTTACACCAATCGGCTCGGTGAATCCGTCCGCGCGCTTACTAAAATTTACAATGATGGTAGGTTGGTTAAAACGGTTAGCGACACCCTCAAGGTTAATCAAAAAAATGAACGGTGGGTTCAACGTACCGTTGATATGATGAGCGACGGCGACACCATCATGGCGAATATCCAGCGTTTCGTGCAGGAGCAAATATTGGATATGGAGATTGATGCCAATAGCTGCTTTTCCATTGTGGAGTCATTGAAAAATGCTTCTATCTTGGATATGGCCGAAGTCGAGCGTATCATGGAAGTGGTGCGTGGGGTTTTCAAAGTTTACTGCCGTGACATTGCGGGTAATATTCGTGCCATGCGTGATGGTTATATCAACCAAGACGATTTCACCAACGCCTTGGAAAACATCATTGGCATTTGCGATGAACGGCTACGGGGCATTTCCACAGACCGAGCCGCCCTTGCGTATACTGCATATGAATTATCCTTGGAAAATGGATATGGCAGCCAGTCATTCCCATTCCTTGTGGTGCTGGACGGCATGTGTGCATTGTTGGATAGCGTGCGAACAACGGATTATTATGAAATAAATCTGCTTCGTGAAATGGCACATTCCAATGCACATACACTTTCCCGTGTGGTAGGTAAAGCCACACATGTAATTGTGTATAACCGCAAAATCAGGTTACCCGAAAACGTAGACCCAAGCAAAACTTACTTCGGGAACGTGACATTACCAAACGGTAGTTACGAGTTGCATCGTGACTTGAAGGGTAGTATTTCCTTGATTGTTCCCAAACCTACGGCAAAAGACAGGTTAAACATTGTACCAATTAACGAGAACCTGCCCTTTAGCTTAAAGGTTAGTTACAAGGCATCGGAGCTGTCGCTGGAACACCAAAACGGCGAGTATGTAACACGGCTCATGGCCGCGGGCATTGTAACATTCATGGAATCCACCATGAACGGCAACGTGCAATATTGCGTATATGCCGATGATACATGGGTGGGTACGATATTTAACGACCAAGCCAACGGCTGGGTGATGCGGAAGGAAGTGGTGAAAACACTCATGGGTAATGCGTATGTATTTATCAGCGTTCCCAAAACCGGTGTAAAAACAAATTCCAATTCTTTTGTGACCGGGACAGGAAAGATGCGTTCCGCACAAGTGCTAACCTTTGCACAGGCAAAGCCTGTAAAAGAACGATTACCGCTTGCGGTGTAAGCAACATGGCAAATAAATCCAACCCTCGGGGCAGTGCTTCGCACTTGCTTCGGGGGTTATTTTTATCCCTGTATAATCCGTGATATAATAAACACAGGGCATCATAATATATAATGAAGGGAGTCGATTGAAGATGATACAAGTAATTGAGCAACCTTATTATATTCCAAGGAATGAGGTTGACACGCAATTCGAAGGAAGAATGGTCTTAATCGCATTCAACTCCGATGATACCGAAAGTGGCTTGTTGGTTGCCTATAGCGATGGCAGCGAATTGACGGAAGATGAAGATTTCAACAACCTATATGAAATTTTACAGCAACGATACAGCGGAAACGGTAAAATCGTTTCCGGTTATGTGCATGATGGGAGCGAGTTAGTGTGTATATAGCAAAACTCAATGCCACCGTCATGTATCGAACCCGATTTGAAAGTAAATTTTATGTAGGTAATACCGCAGAAGTGTTTGCCGTTGAAACGATTCTCGACAGCGGGTGTGCCAACACCATGTTGCCGTTAAGGTTTGCCAAGAAAAGCGGCGGTCTTGCATTGCCATTAAAGAAGAATATCAATATCGCCGGCAATAGTGGCGAAGCACAGGGTTATATCATACCGAAGATTGAAATTGGCGGATATGTGTTTACCGATGTTTTTGTGTATGCCGCCAATTATCGAAATGAGTTATCCGATAAAATGTTGCTTGGGCTTAACGTGATAAACAACCTGCGTTACACTATAGACAGGGCGGCCGGGAATCTTGAATTTACAGAGCGGTTGCATGACTCGCTTCCAAACCAGGCATTCCCTTATCGTAACTACTTCGATGATGTTGGAAATTATGTAATGCTAAGTGAAGATATGGTTAATACAAAAACATAATAAAATAAAACCACAACAACTATTAAACCCGTGGAGCAAGAGGAACACCTTTGCTCCACGGGTTTATTTTTTTGTAAAAAAATCGAATCACATGGAGGTCAGTTATGTTGAAGAACGGGTATAAAATCCTTGATGCACATGGACTTGTTAAAGTAATTAACAAAATTCGGCACACCGAAGATGAAGTATCATTCGCCACCTGTTATGAAACTGATGGAGATGGTGCAGTGCTTGAAAGCAGTACAAGCGATTGGTGGGGTGTAAAATTCATACATGCCTTTGATGGCATATTTTTATTGGTTGGCACGTTTGGCGGTGGAACTTGTTATACATTTGATGTCGGTTCGGATGAGTCTGGCGATACATTGCAATCTGCGATTGTTGAATTGCTTAGACTTATTAATACCAAGGACGTTTGCACAGGTGGCATTTGCCCCAAAACATCACAAGGTAAAAAACGCCGAGCCAAACCCCAAGAGCATATTTCGGCAACCCAAACTTTGCTGGACATTCAGCTTGCCCGTGAGAAGATTATCGGAACCGTTAATTCACGTTTTGATAATCTCATTACGCGTTTGAATGTACCCAATACCCTTACGACACTTACAGACAGCAACAACGCCGTACACGGGGGGTATGCAATCCCAATAGCGATAAATCCCACGATTTTCAACGCCAAGAAAGCCGTGGCTGTTGTTTTCGGCGAAGAGCGTGTATACGTCAAATCATGGCGAGATGTTGTTCATACCATTTTAACCCGATGTTGCCAAGACCCAATTTATAACAAACACTTATTGGCGTTGAGGGGTAACGTGGCCGGGCATACCCGAATGCTCTTGTCCGACAATCCCGATGAAATGGTAAAGCCGTTAATGATTGTGGAGGGTTTATATGTTGAGGTTCACCACGGGGCCACAGCAATGATAAATATGCTGGTAAAGAAACTGCTTGAGCCCATCGGTTATGATTATTCCAAATTATTTATTGAAGTGCGTTAAAAATTCTATGTTACGCCCCGAACTCGCCTTGAACAAGTTCGGGGCTTATTTATTTTCAATCACAAAAACAAGATTGGGATGTCTTTCTCAAACTTATATGGCTTCGCGGTCACCAATTATTAGAAGCCATCACAGAAGGGAGTAATACAATGTCAACGTCAAAACTGATGAAAGTCAGTTATTACGATACAAAAGCAGAGGTAAGGCTTGAATGTTATGCCGATACCGTTGTGTATGAAAAAGAAGGTGTGCGCTCGGTGATTGCCGCCATACGGCTCGGGGGATATCCCGAATCCGTGCGAGGTATGGCAGAAGCTATTTTTGGCGGTGGGTCTATTACAATCGAAATCGACGGGAATGGGATGGCAACGCCGTTCCCCCCGAATATTTGCTACAGATTCAGCATTACCTCTGTGTAACCGGGTTCAACGGTGCCTATATTGCGGTTCTTGTGGGTGGAAATACGTTTCAATGGAAGTATGTCGCCCGTGATGAAGAAGTGATTTCCATGCTAATTAAACGGGAGCGGGATTTTTGGATGCATGTCACTGATGATATACCACCCCCCGTAGATGGTTCAGATGCTTGCGTCGATTTTCTTAACCGCCAATATCCCAAATGTGCGTCACGCTCAAAAATCAAACTGCCAGAAAGTGCGGCGGGTTTAATTCGCCAACACAATAAGGCAGATGCGCAAATAAAAATTCATAAGGAGCAAAAGCAAAAAGCCGCTAACCGGCTCAAGCAAACGCTGGGGGAGCATGAATATGGCTACATCAGAGATGGTTATGTGAAATGGCCTACCATCACAAAAAAGGATTTTAACGCCAAGCAACTGGAAATCGACCACCCCGAAATTCATGCGCGGTATGTCGTAAAAATATCACAACGCCGACTCACCGTTAAAGAACCGACAATCTCTAACGAAAGCAATCAATTACATTACTTGAAAAAGGCGGGATAATTATTCACAATCAAATTTCAATCGTTGAAGTTGCAAGAAGATGTAATATATATATGAAGGAAACCAACAGAGCAGAAATCCGATGCAGATGCCCATTTTGCAACCATGGGAGTGGAAAGCCTACGGCATCAATAAATCAAGACAAAGGATTATTTTATTGTTACCGATGCGGGGAAGGATTGAACGCCGTTTCTTTGTACGCAACGGTTTATGGAACAGACACTAAGGATGCCTACAAGGAACTCATAGGCGTTGCTGCTTAACTATAAAAGCCTCTCAACATGGAGGGGCTTTTCTGCCTGGTGAGACTCATAAAATTAATTATAGAAAGGATATGTATATGCATAAAAATAGTGGAACACACAAGGGCTTTGAAATATTGGAACGTGCATGTGTCACCTTAACCTCGGATGGCGGTAAATTATGTATCATTATTAAAGCTAAAAATAAGCACTCTGGCGAGATTGCATGGTTGACTGGTGATGATTTGGTTTGTGCCATTACATCCGCAGATTTTGTGCGTGAGCGTCTGGATTACAACAGCGTATTGGTTCAAGAGTTTCCGCTTGAATTGCATACCCCTCAAAATGTAGGACAATGGCGGTCACTGATAGAGGATTTTATAGAAACTATGCTCACAAGGTACATGGAACGAGATGGCTTTGCTCGCGTACACCCCCAATGGCTACCGAAACACGCTTACGCCCACCTTGGCCAAGAAATGTACGATAAAATGTGCGAGGGTTGCCACCACATTATCCTTCGTGCTAGCCCGCAAACAATGGATTTTATTCCGAAATAATTTATCATAATAAATATTTCACCTTGCAAATGCCGTGCATATGACGTACAATTGAAGAAATGGTAAAAGGGAGCAGAATTATGGCTACAACAAATTACACCTTACGTATAGAAGAAGCTGACAAGCAAAAAGCGGAATATGTTTTTAAAGAATTAGGAATGACATTCGCTACCGGAATGAATGTCTACATTAAAATGGTTGGGCAACAACAAAAAATTCCTTTTGAGTTGGCTTTAACCCAACCGCTTCCAACGCCCCCTGTAAGCATAACTAAAAGTGAAAAAGAAAAAGCATTTATGGCACTGGACGGTATACTCGCAGGGCATGAGGTAGACCTAGACCAAGCGCGGGAAGAAAGGATTTTAGCAAAATGAAGATACTGTTAGATACTAACGTCATTTTGGATTTTTTCCTTTCAAGAGAACCCGGATACAGCAATGCACGTCATATTTTTACAATGGTTTATCAAGATACGGTGGAAGCCTTTACAACCGCCAGCAGTATTACGGATATGTACTATATCACGGCCAAAAAGTTAGGCGATGAAGCAGCGAGGAAAGCCATCAGGCAATTATTGAAAATAATGGGGATAATTGCCGTTGAAGGGGAAGACTGCCTTAATGCTTTAGATTTTCCTATACCGGATTATGAAGATGCCTTGGTTTCCATTTGTGCGAATAAAGAAGATATAAAATATATCGTTACAAATGACAAAGTATTCTTACAAACAGACCCACATGGAGAACGAATTATCAACGCTTATGATTTCGTATCGAATTTTGGGCATTGAAGCAATCACCTATTATTATAAAATTGTATAAAAAATAACAGAGTAAAGCGGGGTTCAACGCTGTGTAATCAGCATTGAACCCCGCTTGTTAATTCTTACCCGGCAATCCGAAATGCCAATAATGTATTTCTGTTGGCTACATCGGCTTTGTGTATTGCTTTGAAAAGGGCTTGCTTCTGCCCAACCAAAATAACCTTTACCTTGGCACGAGTTATAGCGGTGTAGATTAAATTTCGTTGAAGCATAATGCTGGCTTCGTTCAAAATGGGGATAATTACGACAGGATACTCACTGCCTTGGCTTTTATGAATGGTTGTGGCATAGGCAAGGTCAATGGTTGCCATTTCATCTGCTTCGTATTCAACCACTCTACTGCCGCCAAAGTCAATTTGCACTTCGTATCCGCCATTAAGGTCTTTGGTAATGCGACGAATACGGCCAATGTCGCCGTTGGAAACATCGCCGTTGTTTTTCGTTTGCATTACTTTGTCGTGCAAACGAAATCGCTTAAACCCGACAACAATTTCCGGTTTATCGGCGGAAGCAGGGTTGAGCGAATCTTGGATTTCTTTGTTGAGCGCATCGGTGCCACATCTACCCTTTACGCGCACAGGTGCTAAAATTTGCACCTCATCAGCGGCGAAAGACTGTCCGCTTTTCTTTAAATTGTTGATGAAACCGCAGTATATCTTTTTCACATATGCTGCCGCTTCGTCCGGGGTCTTTGCATCAACAAACTCAAAATCTGTTCCATACAGCAACCCTGCCGCCCTGTTTTGGAGTATGGCATGGGCGTTGAGGTTGATTCGGCTTGTTTGCGCCTGCCGATGAACGACATTTAACCTTGTGGCGGGAATTGCTCCGCATTGCAACAATTCCCGTAGCACATTTCCTGCTCCCACGGAGGGAAGTTGATGGTGGTCGCCAACCAACAGCAGTTTCGTTTTTGATTTTAGGCTTTTGAATAGAAGATGCGCCAACGACATATCCACCATCGAAACTTCATCAACCACCAATAAATCGGCGTTAATTGTGTTATTGACCTCGTCGCTGTGTTCTCGAAGCCCAAGGGCGCGGTGAAGTGTGTCGGCATCGGCTTCTACGCTTTCCGACAACCGCCTTGACGCTCTACCCGTTGGGGCGGCGAAGGCGATATTACCGCCAAATACTTTTTCGTAGACGGCGCAGATTACCTTTACGACGGTGGTTTTCCCTGTGCCGGGCCCGCCTGTGATGATGGATATTTTGTTAGTCACCGCCATTTTAACCGCTTCACGTTGCATGTCGGCAAGGGTTATCCCGCAAGCCTTTTCTGCTTGAGAAATTATCTTATCCACATCACCGTTGACATTTACTAAGCCAATCATTGCCTTGGCAAGTTTAGCCGTTTCACGCTCCGCCACATAATTTTTCGGCAGGTATATCCGTCCTTCTTCTTCGTGCAAGTGGCTACCCAAAACCAAGTCAAACAGCGACTTTTGGATAATATTATCCGCTACGCTGATGCTCAACAACATACCCGCATTTTTACACAACTCCTCGCTGGGCATGAATAGATACCCCGATTGTTGCGACTGTTCCAAAGCGTAAATAATGCCCTGGTTGATACGGTGCGGGTCATTGATGGGCGTACCGCTTTTACGCGCTATATCGTCCACGGTTTTGAAGCCAAATCCTGTGATTTCACATAAAATATAAGGATTCGTCTTGATAAGTTCCACTGCTTGCGCTCCATAAGTTGCATGAATTTTCTCGGCTTTTTTTGGGGTTACTCCGTAAGGGGCAAGTTCGGTCATTATATCCCGAAGGCTTACACTCTCGCGGTAACATGCCACAATGGACGCAAGTTTCTTTTCAGTAATGTTAGGCACTTCCAATAACCGCTCAGGTGTTTTGTCGAGTACGTCTAAGGCTTTATCGCCAAAGCGACTCACAATCGCCCTTGCGGTCTTATCACCAATGCCTTTAATTAAACCCGATGAAAGATAGGCGATAATACCCTCTGCGGTTTTGGGGCGAACTACGGAACAAACCTCAACCGATAATTGCATACCGTATCGGCCACCGTCCGTCCACTTGCCCGTTAGTTCAATTTCCACCCCATCGGCGGTGGGTAAGCGATTCCCCACGGCCGTAAATGCAGTTAATCCATCACGGGGTTTGAACTTACTCACCGCCACAGCAGGGATGGAATTATTATACGCAGTTTTATACGAAGCAATAGTAAACCCTGTTTGCTCATTGCAAAACAGGGTTTTTTCATGCACACATTTGATTGTCATACACGCCTCCTATACCGCAACAGCGGTAGATATGTCCACGTTATACACATGGTTTTTCGTTGTTTTCATACGGTGCAGGAAATAATCATCCACACCACCCAGCGATTTATCTTCCCAAACGGCAGATGTTACCTTAAACCCATGGGCAGACAACTTCCCGCGCAACATTGCCGCAGACTCCCCCGCTTGTTTGTCGGTTAGCTTTTTGATGTCGAGGGCTTCGAGGGTTTCTGTTGTGCCATTGGCTTTTACGCAGGTCAGCAAGTCGTCAAGCCCGCCTAAGTTTTTCACGCCTGGCAGACAAATAAATGTGTGCCGAGATAGTGTGTGCGCCACCATTCCTTTTAACGAACCGTCGGTAATATAAACCCGCTTCGCCGCCGGGTCGCCCAAGAAATGAATCGGTGCGCCAGATGAAGCTCCGCCGTCCAAGTCATTTGAGGAAACCCAAATATACTTACGGCTGTTTACGGGATTATTCAAGCGGATTTGCAAACCGGCAATTCTGCCGTCAATACTACACACAGGGATTACAATGCCCGGTGCATTTAATTTTACGTTCCATTCGCCGTTTTCTTTATAAAAGCCGGGTACACCCTCAAGGATGCAACCACTCTGTATAAGTTTTATACAAAGACCCTGTTGCCCAAAGGCAGGTACGCTTTTATAACCGAACTCGGTAATCCATTCTTCCGATAAACCCCGTGATAAAAGATGTTCTTTGTGCGGGGTAGCCAAATTTAACAACGACAGCAACATGGCATAGGTTTGATGTATAGTGTCGTTGCTTGCACGGTGCATGGGTTTTACGTCAGGGTTTTCGCAGTCGGGCGTTGCGGTACTGCTGCACCCAAGAATTTCGCATATTTCCCGAAACGCATCCGCATTGGAAATGTCATGCACTTTTCCGTACAGTCCAACCATGCCGCCGTTTTCACCGCAGAAGTTACAACGGTACACATTTTTAACGGCGTTAAGGTTTAACTTGCTTTTCCGCTTGCAAAAGGGACAGTCAACATCAGCATTACCTGTGTTGCCGGCTTCGTGGCGGATTTTCAATTGCAAAATATCGGCTACTTGCCGAATTTTGAATGGGAATGTTCTTACCATAAAAATTCATCCTCCTTCACGCGGGTAATAAATTGGGAGCGCAGACCCCTTCGCTATCGAAGATAGTTCCTTCCCATCTGGATGGGTGGTTTTCACAGCCATAATCATCACAAGCATTGCAATAACCCTTACAACCTCGTTCGTCATAACAGTAGCCGAAATAACTTCTGCACCCTATGCAGTTCTCGCCATAATTAATGCAAGTATTTTTGGTCGATTCATCGACGGGTTTAATAAACTCCGCCAATTCTTCAGGCGACCAGCTACTGCAACTGCATTTACGCTCTTTGGAAACATACTCCAAACATAGGGGGCAGTCGTACACGTCGTCATCCACACCCATGTCGGCGACAATAAGTTCTCGCAAATCTTCGTTCATGATGTTCCTCCCATCTTTTTACAACATAAAATGAGAACGGTATTCGCCATGGCGCAACCGTTCCCATTCCTGTGATAAATGACACAGCCATGTTATTGGAAATTAACAAATGCTCCTGCGTCCATTAAAACCATGCAAATCGCCGCTGCACTTGTGCCTGTAAAATTCGGCAACATCGCAGTCAGCGTTTTCTTATCCTCATGCGACAGCAGTACAGGGGGATATTTGCTGCCATGAAGATAAACAATATCCCACTCGGTAACGTCTTTCCCCGCTATCTGGTCGTTGAAGTATGCACAAGTATTGAGGGTTGGGCCGATGGCCACAACCGCATCAACCATGTGCGTATCGAGTGCCTTATCAAAAAGCTCGGCAATCAATTTATCCAATGAATCCTTGGTTAAAGTTCTGCCATGCTCGTCGATAATGAACACCCATATTTTCCTTGGGGTATACCCATTCCATCACTCCCTTGCCGCCCGATTATGCTGCCCAATCAGGCTTCGGTAGCAAGAAAGTATTCGTCCATGCCCGTGTTCAAAATTTTGTGGATATTCGACTTGATGATGTCTAACGCACACCACATGTTCGCCTTGGTTATCCCAATCGCAGTCGCGGCACCGATAACAAGCACAGGCATTTTGAATTTTGCCTTGTGGTTGCCAAAACGCACACCGAAGTCTACCGTTACCCCGTCCAGCGACAATTCACCAAGCCTGCGGGTTTTGTTCTTTTTCTCAAAAGCCAGCGTAACGTCGATGGGTACACCGAGGACAAATAAATCCGTGCCCTCGAAGCGGTCTTGCTGTACGGTGCTAAATTTAACCGCACCCGCACCCCATTCACGCGCCGCGTAAGAGGACACAATATCCACAACACCCGATTCAAAATCATGCCCGCCGGCTTCGAAGAAATACCGATTGCTTATACTCATTACAAATCCTCCCTTTTTTGAGCAACAAAAAAAGCGGGAATGCTTGGAACTGTGCAAAGTCCCTATTCATTCCCGCTTTAAGCGTTTGTGGCAATTATTTATGCCTTATTCAATTGTGTGTGGCGTTTATTTGCGCCGTTAATAAGTTTATGAGGTTGTGAATACCGCGCAGGTCGTCATACCCCATAATTTTCCCCGTACCCGACCAAAATTGAAATAACTTGTCGTCGGATTTTCGGCGGCAGTGGAAATGGCCTGCGTTTTCGTTTTTCACCGTAAACTCGATGTTGTGTTTATTGAACTGCTCAATAACAAACGCATTTCTGCCATTGGGGGGCAATTCCTTTTTGGGTTTATCCATGGTGGACTCCTCTCCATTATACGTGACTACACGCTAGATTTTATGTGCCTAGAAACAGGGCACACCGTTTGAGCAAAACGCAATTTCAACACCCGTTCTGCGCGTGAATGACAATTCATCAAGCGCTTGCCGGGCCTCGTCGCTCGTTTTGTAGTATTCGGCTGAAAACCTGCACATAGGCGAGCCATCATCATCGAGCGTGCCGATGTAGTGCATGTTGGATTTTAACACCTTGATTTCCAACCCTTTTATGCAAGTTAAAGGGTTGGCGTTTTCATCGCACATGAATCATTCCTCCATTCCTTTAATAATTTCGTACTCATCTTGAATACGATAATCGGGTTCGCCATCAAAATCATTGTTTGTTGATTTGTGAAGGTCGATTGTCCCACGGCCAAGGTTTACGTCTTTCCATAGCCTGCGTTTGTTGTCCCTGTATACAGGGCGACTCCAACCATCAGTTCCGATAAAACTCATTTTCAACATTTAAAGCTCCTTTCCGCCTCTTTTGGGCGATACATTTTTTGAAATAAAAAAAGAGCGGGAATGGGCAGAATCACAATGTTGTGATTCTTGTTCCATTCCCGCTCAATAAAAGCCTTATTTTACCTGCTCCATCATATATACGTGGTTGCGCCGGTATCGGTTATTTATGCAGGGCATTTTGATATGAACCCCGCAAACGTGTAATCCGATGTTCATGTGCAATCCAAAAAATAATATACCCATATTATACCATAAAATGGTATTTAGGTCAAGCTGCTTGCAATAATCGGTGTTCTGAGCGGCGCATAAATTTATCCACCAACAGGGGGCAAAATGACTTTCCTGCTTCGTTCCGAATATAATCAATTGCTTTACTCGGCGGCCACGGTTCTTTATATGGGCGCTTCGCAGTCAGCGCGACGTAGACATCGCACAATGAAACAATCTGGCAGTAGTATGGAATTTCACCCCCTCGATAACCCCAATATCCCGAGCCATCCCATTTTTCGTGGTGGTATGCGGCTACATTCATTGCGATTGTTCGGAACTTGCCATGCAACGCAGATAAGATGATTTGACCCCATATAGTGTGTGTTTTCATTGTTTCAAACTCGGCAGGCGTTAAACGCCCCGGCTTGTTGATTATGTGCTTGGAAATCTTGACTTTGCCTGCGTCGTGAATCGCCGCCGCTTTGCCGACCATCTTTGCCATATAGGGTGGCATTCCGCACGCCAATGACAATGATTCGGCAAGCTGTCCGACGAGAATATCTTCTTTAGAAAATGGTATCAATTTATTCACCCTTTCGATGAGAAATAAAATGGGGTACAGCCGAAGCCATACCCCATACAAACACACATTTGTTAGCTTTACACAATTTCGCGGGCGCGAAACCCGCAATATCCGAAAGTTTGACACCACTAGAAGCGCCTTTGCTTCCGCCGTTTTTGCCATTTTTAAAGGCATTTAAGGAACTGTTTATATTTTCAAGGGTTAGTTTATTGCTATCACCGCTATAATTGTACGTGATAACGATTTTATCATCAAATACATAGACCGAATTTATCAAGGCTTCTATCAAGCGCCGACGGAATTCTTCATCGGCTGGGTCACCGTTTTTGAATTGAGAAATCCAGTAGGCTATTTGTTCTTTGGTTAGCACCGTTTTATTAATAAACTTTTCTTTTTCTATTTGACCTTCATAATATATTTTATCTTCTTCCGCTTCTAACAGCATATTTTTTGTGGTGTCGGTAATTATGCCTTGCGCTATAGCTTTTGAAATATTTTTTAATCGCGTTTCTACTTCTTTAAGATTAGCGGTTAGCCCGTTAATAATGCCTTCATTATTCCTATCCCGTTCGCATACTTCATAGACACGTCCAGCTATATAATCTATGAGTTCGTCAGTGAGCATGGCCATAGTTTCACTAACTACTAATCCCTCTATCCAATCTTTACGCACATTCTTTTTTTTGCATGTTTTGACCCGCTTCTTTACATTACATTCATAATATGCGGTAGTATAACCCTTAGTGTTTGTGGTGCTTTGCCCTACCATGGAGCCGCCGCAAAGCCCACAGTACAACTTACCCGAAAGAAGATAATTAATTTTAGCCTTTGCCCGCCCGGAGCGTTTTTTATTCAAAGCCATCTTATTTTGCACCACCTTAAAGAGTTCCTTGTCTATGATAGCGGGTATGCCGTCCTCTATGAAAACATCATCCATAAATTCATACACGCCAATATATTTTTTATTGGACAGGATAGAATTAAGCGAGTTATTACCAAAATTACGCCCAGCGGCGGACTTATGGCCGCGCTTGTTTAACTCCTTAATTATATTTCCATAACTTACCCCGGTGGCGTAGCTTTCAAAAATGAAGCGTACAATAGCGGCGTTTACTTCATCTATTTCATAATCTTTGTTGGCGGATATTTTGTAACCAAGCGTAACATGCCCACCAGTAAATTTGCATTTTAGGGCGGACTGGTGTAAACCCCGTAGTGTTTTCTGCGCCAGCTCTCTAGAGTAGAATTCTGCCATGCCTTCTAAAAGGCTTTCTAACAGCACACCTTCCGGTGTGTCGCTTATGCCTTCCGTGGCGGAAACCACCCTAACCCCATTATCACGCAACTTTTTTTTATAATACACCGAATCGTACTTGTTACGGCTAAATCTATCCACCTTATAAACCAGCACGGCATTAAAGCAACCATTTTTGCTATCATCTACCATGCGAAGGAATTGCGGGCGATTTTCCGTTTTACCGCTTACAGCCCTATCTATGTAATTTTCAATGATGGTTAGGTTATTCTTTTTAGCGTATTCCTTGCATACGTGGATTTGTCCTTCTATGCTTTGTTCTGTTTGCATGTCCGTACTGTAGCGGGCATATATTACGGCGGTTTTCATGGCAACACCCCACTAACTAATCTGTTGCAATTTCTTCATCAACTTCTGCTAACAATTCGGCAAAAGAATTATATGACGGGCTTTTATCAACGCCTAATTTTATTTGGCGAATCATTATTTCCGTTTCTTCCATGGCGGTCTGCGTTATATTATTCGGTTTGTGGTCGCATTCATTATGAGCCGACCACGTAAGTTCTTTATCATCCATTTTTATCCCCTTTTAAACTGCTTGCTGGGTAAGTTGGTATGACATAACTTCGCTTTCATTAGGTAACAAGTGAAATTCCACCGCTTCTATAAAATCGGCTTTTAGACTTGTTAAATCATCACCATGATAGGAAATCATGGTTTTAGGAAATCCATGTACTCTTCCAAAATATATTTTATCCTCGTCACAGTATTCGATTGTGCCAACAAAACCTTTGTATTCTAACGTGTTGTTCATATTAACCCTCCGTCCGTTAAATCATCTAACAAATCGCTGATTTGGTATTTTTTCAATTCCTTGTGTGGATGTGGCTTGTGAAGTCGAATCTTAAAGTCACCTATGGAAAACTCTACCCTAGAGCCACTCGTTCTACCCTTGTTAGATTTACGCATACCCAATGATGTAAGCAATAAATCTGCTTCATCATATGTAAAATCCTTAGGTTTGGATTTTAACCGCCTTATCAGTTTTTCCTTTTTGCTCATTGGTAAAACCCCTTGCATTAAATAAATGTATATAAACTATATCACAAACCCGCTAAGGTAGCGGGCAATATTTTAAGGGTTGAGTGCGGGGTTTGTTTTACTAGTATTCTTGCCCGTGCTGTTAAACTAACACGTTTTATTATTTATACTGCCTGCTTTGTAAAGTGGTACGCTACTGCTTCGTTTTCATCAGGCAATAAGTGAAATTCCACCGCTTCTATAAAATCGGCTTTTAGACTTTCAATGCATTTGCCTGAGTATGAAGCATACAGCCCGTTCACGTTTATAATACGACCATGAAATAAATTATCTTCATTAGAAAATTCTATTGACCCAAGGAAACCCTTGTATTCTAGTGTTTTATTCATATTAAACCCTCACCTTCTAACATATTTAATAAATCGTTTGTTTGCGCCCTAGAAAGTTCATTGTTTGGGTGTGGCTTATGCATCAAATAGGTTATGTGTTGTAATTTATACGCAACACGCGACCCACTCGTTCTACCCTTGTTAGATTTACGCATACCCAATGATGTAAGCAATAAATCTGCTTCATCATATGCAAAATCCTTAGGCTTGGATTTTAACCGCCTTATCAGTTTTTCCTTTTTGCTCATTAGTAAAACCCCTTGCATTAAATAAATGTATATAAACTATATCACAAACCCGCTAAGGTAGCGGGCTTTTTATCATGGGCTAGGCGCGGTGGGTGGGGGGGTAATGTCTATCGTGATAACTTCGCCATTAGGCTTGCGTGGTTTGATGAATAGCGTAGCGGGTTTGCGGTTAACTACAAGTTAGGGGTAAAAATTACAGTTCTTGCGTCATTATCAAAGATAGATGTGCCAACATGAACATCATCAATTCCAAGTACAACAACGATAAAAGGGTCATCTCTTGTAGTTCTAATTACATTTAATTCATTAGCTTGCAAATGACCTTGCGAAGATAACCATGACGAAATTGCAAAAACATAACCATCGCTTAGCATATGGATTTTATCAAAATCGTGAAAACCACCGCGTCCAAGTGATTCACTATTCACATCCAGCAAAAGCACAACAGAAGGCATATTTTCAACGTTATCATTACTTACAATTTCATACGTAATTATTTCTATAACATAATTTTCGTTAAAAGCCCGTATGCCATGGTTAAATATGAAATCTTCAAAATATGACACTGGAGGCAAAACAAAAGGCGCGCTACCTCTTGCAACATTATTGCTGGGAACATCATTACCGCCACATGCGGAAAGGGCAAGTAATAGGGTAATTAGAAAAGCTGTGAATAAATATACATTACATTTCATATTTGCAACTCCTTTAATTTACTAACGGTATTTGTTCACTCGTAATTTTAACAGTATATCGTTAGTTAAATCCGCTAACACATGTCGGGTGCGGTGGACGTAAAGTCTACATCTACTACCTTACCCTTTGACTTGCGGCGGGGTTTAGCGAAGGGGGGAGCGGGCTTGCGGGGTTTGCTTTGCCAGTATTCGGGGGCGGTTATGTCGTAAAAATCCAGTTTAGATTTAAACCTTTAGCCAGTCATTTTAGCATTATTAAAATCACGATGCGTTTCTGATTGTATTACTCTTTCGTTTAAACTCGTAAAGCTATGTTCGTTTACACATAATGGAAGTTGGTTGTTCGATGAATAAAAAACCTTAAATACTTGCAAAAGAACAAGCAATGTTTTAGCATTATGATTTTCACATGGAGAAAACATCATCATATCGTTAAATTCATCATACGTTGGGAAGTCTTGAAATGTATAAGGTCCGCCTGGTGCAATATCAGTGAATGCAACAAGTGGAATATATGATAAAGCAATAAATACGTCCAAACGTCTTTTGCTGACAATGCCTTCGCTCCATATACGTTTTATCGCATCATCATCAATAATTGGATTGTTTTCATTATCATAATTTACATAACGTTCATTAAAGTATTCACGCAAACCATCCTGCGCTTGAGTTATTAATGTTTCTTCAAGATTCATTTTTACATGCTCCGCTCTATTATTATTCTGTTTAAGCATTTCTTTTCCAGTCAATAAGTAATCAGTTGTAACGCCGAAATATTCGGCAATTTTTACTACTGCATCCGTGCTTGGTTTTTGTTGTCCCTTTTTCCATTGTGTAAACGTAGACGGTTTAATCCCCGTAATCTTTGATAGTTCTGCCGCGCTTATTTCGCCTTCGCTCATCAATGCAAAAATACGCTCAACTACATCCATAAAACCACTCCAAAAAATAAAATTACGAATTCGCAATTAAATGCTTGACAAATTGCGAAAACGCAATTATCCTATCACCACCATCGCAAACACGGTGAGGAAAACAAAAAGACACCCCCTCGGTTCATGGGTAATTTTGTCTAGTCAACGGGATTATACAAGGGCTGGGGTGGGTAGTCAATTACAAGGTGAGGAAGGAAGGTAATAACATGATTAACGGTGAAAAAATACGCGACCTGCGCCAAGGCATGGATAAAAGCCTTGCAGAAATGGCGTTTTATGTAGGGGTGTCGGAATCCATGCTACGCCAAATTGAACTTGGGTATAAAAACCCGTCTGTAGAAGGGCTTAAACGCATGGCGGAGTATTTGGGCGTAACAACGGACGCATTACATGTAGCGGCATAAGCACAAATTAACGAGCGGCAACCGCCGCCGAAGGGAGTATAACCATGGCAAACAAAATCGACATTACCAAATACTTAGGCAATACAAAAATTATGAAAATCGCTTCCGATATGTGCGAAGTGAATAAGGATATTGGAAATATCCGCGAAGCACTTCAAACATTAGAAATGATGCAAATGAGCGAACCAACACTAACCGAGGTTAAAGCAAAATTAACAGAATATCAAAAGGTATCGGCATCTTATGAAGTAATGCTGGAAGGGGTGTACGGTCTATCGTACTGGGAGTGCGTAGCACTAAACAATTATCTACGCGACCGATAAAACAACAAGCATGGCGAAGGGAGCGCAATTTCAAAAGGTGTGACAAGGTGGTCACTCCCCTTTCTTCGCCCAATGGGCAATGCAAATTATAGCCCATTGGGTGTGGGGAAACAAACCATTTATATATTGTAAGCATAAATTTACCAAGCTGCCGCGCGGCATTAAAAAACTAGTGGGAAGCGGGCGGCGCAAACAAGAAAGGGGCAACCGACATGTTAAAAGATTTGATGGAATTAAAAACCAGCGCAGAAAAACGCGCAAAGCGGTATGAAAAAGAAATTAATAATCTGTACGAACAACTTATTAACAAATGCCAAAAAAGGAAGTTAAAAGACAAAGTACACGACCTTGGCATATGTGGGTATGAAATATACGTCCATTGGTGCATTGAAACGGCAAAAGCACAAGCCAGCGAAGCCGTTATTGATGCAATAGAGCGGGAAGCAGTCAATGCTGTAGCGGGCAAGGAAACGCAGAAAAACCTTGTCGACGGCTTAATAACAGACGTGATTATCGGCGCAAGCGATGTAAATTTCCGTGCCGACGATGGGGACAGAAACCGCAACCGCGTTGTTTATGGAAGCGTATCAAAAGCCGCACAAGTCCTTTGCAAGCTGGGCATCAACGTGGATATTTACGACCTTGAAGATGAAAACGGTTTTATCCGCATTGCCAGGATTGATATCAACGGAAAAGAATCAAATTACCATAACGGGCACTATTCCTATGCGCAAAATTTAAGGGAGCGTAAGCCATGAAAAACACTGTAAAAATTGACCCACAAAGCATACCCGACCATGTTATGGAAATGCTTTGCCGTCCTTTGGTGGGGCTTATAGAAGAATTTTACCAAGACCCCGCCAATGTTGCCCCATATATTGAATGGCATAAACGGAAGTATGGCCGCCTACCCAGCAACATAGACAACCTTAACGCAGTGTTGGAAGCGGGGGTTAGTTTATGAAATTACATTATGTAACATCGCAACAAGGGCATAGCGAGTATTTAAAAGAAGTCGAAGGGCTATCTTCCTGCCGTTTGATGCAAGACAGGCGGAAAATATTCGATGATAGGGAAATTCGCGCAGGTAGGTATGCAATGATAATACTTTTAAAAATTGACGGCACTTTAAGCAAACGCGGAACGCCTGTATATCCGCCTTCATGGAAGGAGCAACTAGGCGCATAAAGGTAGGCAGGGCAATTATAGAAGCGGAAAGAAACATGCCAACATATAAAAAAGTAAAACGCCCAACGATTTAGCAGAACCGTTGGGCGCGTGTTAATCAAGTTTGCAAGACAGAGGGCTTCACCAAAGCCTCGACCGCGAAGCCATTGTACACCACCCAAGGTATAGCGGTCAAGAAATGTGTTAGTTGTGTCCGATAGGTACGCTTACCGTCCTTGTAATAGGTATTAACAAGTGTGCCGCACAACAAAATCACCGCTATACAGCAGTATGCATTAACGATTATGCATGGCATGTTGTGTTTTACGCGGGCGTTTATGCCCGCGTGTAAAACGCCTTTGGGAGTTGATACGATAATGGACAAGCTGCGTTCATTTTCCATAAACCCAAGCAACCCAAAAAATGTACAAATTCCGTTTCTTGTTTTTATCGCCATGGACGCATTGCTTGGCCGTGTAGATGTCGCGCAATTATCCGCAGAAGAAAACGTAATTTATAAATATGTATGCGATGCAATTGCAAAAAAGAAGGGGAGTATAACCAACCGTCAAGCCTTCGCCGCAATTGCCCATGCACAAGAGGAAAGCGAAAAGCAAGCCGCGCTGGATAACTACCTCAATACAAAGAGGTTAAACAAATGAGCGCGGGGCGATATGAAGGCCTATTCGATAAGCCGCCAACCCTTGATGATTTTATGGAAGCGGCGCGAGCCAAGGGTTTGCGCTACAAAGCCAAATTAATAAAAAGCGGGGATATGCTGGAGTTAGAAATATACCCAATTAATCCCGTTTGGAAGATGCGTGAAGGGTTGAAGCGGGCAAAGGCATTAGCCCCTTCACGGCGGGAACAGCAAAATTTAAACCACATTAATACACGCAAGAGGGTTAGCCGTTTAATCCACGCAAACTTCACCAAGCACGATATTTGGGTAACTTTTGAATATGGCCATGAACATATGCCCGTAGATTTAAAAGAGGCACACAAGCATTTGAAAAACTACTTTAAACGGATGCGCCGCCACATAGAAAAAAACAAGTTGCCGGAATTGAAATACATCTATGTAACCGAGCGCGTAGAAAATAATAAAACAGGAAAAGTACACACCCACCACCACATCATTATGAATTTTCACGACCGCGATACGGCAGAAAAATTGTGGACGCTGGGCGGGCGCACACAAGCGCGGCGGTTACAACCAGATGATATGGGGCTGGAAGGGTTAGCCCGCTACATTACCAAACCAGAAACAAAAGACCACCACCGCCATGGTGCAAAAACCTACGCCACAAGCAAGAATTTAACTAAGCCCGCGATAAAAACCTCGGAAAATATTTTACCGCTAAGCGGCTACCGCCTATCTAAGCGGCGCATTGAACGCATGGCCGCCGATGAAAACAACGCAATGGACGTTATTGCAAACTGCTACAGGGAATACAACCTAACCGCACCACCAAAGGTGCGCACAAGTGATTATGCCGCTGGGGTATCTATTTACGCAAAAATGATAAAGCGCCCAAATTGGGTGCGCAAGCGAAGCGGGCAGTAATAAACATAAAAAATGATAACAGAAAGGGAATGATTTATATGAATCTCAAAGCAATCGGCGCATTATGTAAAAAACGCGCATTGTTTAATGTATGGGACGATAATTATCAAAATCAAACAAGCCAATGGCTTGGGGTAGCGGGCGCGATGTATCTGTTACCAGATTTGCCATATTTAAATAATACCCATATAGCAAATATATTTGATGTTACAGACGTGAAAAGCGAAGCTGAAACAGTGGAAAAAAAGCGAAGTAAAGTGACAATTAATATTGATGAATTTCCAAGCGCACTATGCGGTTACAATACGGACAGAGGCGAAATGCAATTAAAAAACGATGAAATTATTATTACACATGGTGAATGGACGGTAAAACCATTTACGACAAGTGGCGGAACAGAATTTATAGACATCGAATTTATTAAACCAATTGCAAATTATGGCGTATGGTTAGAATTTTACGAGCGCCGTAGCAAAAATGGAAACATATATATTGTCGCAAAAAACGGCTTAGAAATCCTTGCAATTATTATGCCATTGCGCATAAACGAGGAAATGATAGTCATTATGGAAAAAATGGCTATTGAGGCTCGCGCTACAATCGCACGGGCGAAAGAAGCAGAAGAACGCAGGGCGCGGGAATTAATGGCGGGCGGGCAACTTACACTAACCGAGGGGGAAAACAATGAAAACAATTAGCATAATTAACTTAAAAGGCGGAGTGGGGAAAACCATATCATCCATAAATATCGCCCACATTTTATACGCCCTGCACGGGAAGCGGGTTCTTCTTATCGACAACGACAAACAAGGCAATGTGAGTAAGTTTTTCAATATGTACGATTATGAAAAGCCATCCATTGCAAACCTTTTAACCCCAAAAAAGTGCAACATTGACGATGTAATCCGCGAATGGGGATTGGGATGTTTTCACATCGTACCCGCAAATATGACTTTGTTAAGCGCAAACAAAGAAATATTGCTGGACGTTAGCCGGCCGCAACAAACCCGTTTAAAAAGAATATTGGACGGCGTGGCGCAACGTTATGATTATTGCATCATCGACAATGCGCCAGATATTAACATGAGCGTAATTAACGCGCTGGTGGCTTCCGATGATGTGCTAGTGCCTATTAAAGTGGACAAGTTCGCCTTTGATGGTTTGCACCAATTGGTGGAGCAGATAGAGGATATACGCGAGTTTAACCCTACGATACGCCTTGCGGGGTGCTTTATTACGATGAAAACGCGCAACGGTGTAAATACGCAAGGCGCGGCGTGGTTGGAAAATAAAACAGATTATCCATTATTTAAAACAAGTATTCGTAAAACCGTAAAAGTGGATGAAACAACCTTTAACGGTAAACCGCTTTGGTTGCATTCATGTAAATCTACTGCGGCGCAAGATTATGCATCGCTGGTTATGGAATATTTAGAATGTGTCCGAAATGGACACATTGAAGGGCGGGAAATTTATGGCTAGGTTTAGTCTTGACTCATTAATGAATGACCATTCAAAAGGGAAAAAACACACCTTCACCATAAAACACTACGACATTGATTTACTTGAACCATCACCGACAAATTTTTATACCGTGGACGATGTAAAAGATTTAATGGACAGCATCGAACTCTACGGCTTGCAACAAAACCTTTTAACACAGCCGCAAGCAAATTCTAACAAGATAAAAATTATAAGCGGTGAGCGTAGATACACTGCATTAAAGCAACTTGTGGCCATGGGCAAGGAAGAATATAAGCAAGTGCCATGCAAAGATATTGTAACCACGGATGATATTCAAGCCGAAATGCAATTAATCCTTGCTAACTCCACATCGCGGCGTTTAACCGATTATGAATTAACGCACCAAGCGGCACGTTTAAAGGATTTGCTAACCAGCTTGAAAAAAGGCGGGTATAAATTTACGGGAAGGAAGCGGGATATTATAGCCGATATGCTAAAAGTATCTGCTTCGCAAATTAACCGCTACGAAAGTATTAATAAAAATCTGTCCCAAGAATTAAAGGAAGAATTTAAAAACGAAGGGATAAACGTAACAACCGCGTATGAATTGTCAAAAATAAGCCCCGAAAAGCAAACCGAGGCATTAAACGACCATAAAAGCGGCGCACACCTTACACCCGAAACGGCAAAGGAGTATGCCGCGCCTAAGAAAAATAATGAGGCAAGCCTTGACCGATTAATAGAGAAAAACGCGCCGCAGGAAGCGGGCGAGGATATAATTAAGCCTTGCCCGTTTTGCGGGGGCAGTGCAAGTCTTAATAAAGAATATGAAAACATTGCGCCGCGCCGCTGGGTTACGTGCGATACTTGCCTTGTGGCTACATTTGGCCATAGCAGTAAAGAAGATGCGTTGGCCGCGTGGAATAAGCGCGTAAAGTAGGGGGTAGCGGGCATGGGGATAGTGCAAATAAATATTTTTGGCGAAGAAACGCCAATGGAAGCAGTGCTGGGCAACATACCCAAGCCCAAGGGACGCAAACGCCGCCGCACAATGCAAGAAATGCACGGTATAAACGATGCGCATACCTGCCGCGAATGTGAGCATCTTGTAAAGCGGCAATATTCACGGGTTTATTATAAATGTGAATTATGGAGCATGGCGAGTAGTCATCAAAGCGATATTCGCGTAACACAGAAATCTTGCAATAAATTTAAATTAAGCAAGGGGGCAATGGCGTGACCATAAAAGACCTTGAACAGTATCGCAAGCTGGTAAAGGAAATTGCTTTGCTTGAAAACCGCATAGATAAATTAGCAAACGCTAAAAGCGGCATTGTGTCCGATTCTGTACGTGCATCCAGCCATAACGCGCCATACCAGCCAAGAATTATAACTTTAACAGGGCTTGACCAACGCGGAAGGATTAAATATGAAAAACTCATGACAGTGCTTAACGAGCGGTTGCACAAAATAAACGCAGATATCATAAAAATTGAAACATTCATAAGCACCGTGCCAAACAGTGATTTACGTTTAATTATTGACATGCATTACATGCAAGGCCTTTCTTGGAGAGCCACAGCATTAAAAGTTTATGATTATCCCTGTGCAGACCGTGCGCGTATGGTAATTAAACGATATTTAAAAAAATGTGCAAAAAAGAGTTGACATAGTTATATACCTATGATAATATTCTTCTGCAAGGGCAAACAGCCCTTAGTACACTTAGGTAGGGAGGTAGAAAGGAATGGATGATATGACACCACCCAATGCAACAGAAATTGCCGTGGAACTAGCAAAGGAAGCAACTACACGTAAAATACTCGCCATGGTAAAAGAAGCAAAAGACAAGGAAGAAATCGTAAGAAACTTAGAAGATAAGTTAGAAAAGTAAAAGACCCACAGCCGACAAGCACGCGGGTCAAGTAAAAAACATGGGGCGGAAACCTACCACCGCCCCTATTTTATCAAAAATGGTAGGGAAAATCAACGGAGGCGTTGCCATGACTGCCGATACACAAACCCGCGCCAAGCGTCAAGCCGAGTATGCCAAGCGTACAGGGTACGCGGCGCAAGCAAAGTACACCAAGGAAAACGCTGTGCGCGTTTTACTTGTATTAAATAAAAATACAGAATCGGACTTAATCCATCAATTACAGTCGGTTGACAATAAAAGCGGGTATATCAAAAATTTAATAAAACAAGACATCGAAAAAAAATAAATTTTAACTTGTTCGTTTTGTTCGTTTTTTATGTGTTAAACTGCTAACGTGAAATTTCACGCCCATAGCCCAGCGGCAACCGCCGAGGGGCTATTTATTTTTATTGTGGGGGTATGTACATGGATGCAAAAATCACAATTTATTTTAAAGGCGGGAAACAACTCGCCATCGGTGAATACACCACGTTAAATATTAGCCGTACAGGTACTAGAACGGATATAAATATTACGAACGAAAAAAATAATTTAGCATTTGATGAATTATTTAATCAAATGTTAAAGCACATGAAAGACGATGCAACCATTAAAGTAAAAGTGGCGCTGGAAGCGGGCGAGGTAACATACACCGATATGACTGCCGAATACTTCCTAACCACCCAGGGGGAAATACTGCACCTAGGTACTGCGCCACCACAAGCGGAAGAACCGAATCAAGGCGAAGAAAAATGAAAGATTGGGCAAAATCGTTTTACCAAAGTAAAGCATGGATAAAATGCAGGAAAAGTTATCTCATTTCTGCCAATTATTTATGCGAAAGGTGTAACGAAATCGCAGTTATTGCCCATCATCGGATATATTTAACGCCCCATAACATCAACGACCCTACAATTACCCTAGCACACAGCAACCTAGAGGCGTTGTGCCAAGACTGCCACAACAAGGAACACCACAAAGCCGTGCGCCAAGCGGGGCGATACGCCTTCGATGAGGCGGGCAATGTGGTACAGCCCCCCAGTTCGCCGCCCATCGTGGACGGCTCATAAACCGAGCCCGCCCTAACTCTTTACCCTCCATGGTGCGCGTAGGGGGTGTAGGTAACCAAAAAAACGGCGAAAGGAGGCGGGATTTGTGCCAACTAAGAAAACGTACACAAAAGAACAAAAAATCACGCGGGAAGCAAAGCGGATTAACAAGGTATTCAATGGACTAGACAAAAACAAAGCCGCCACCGTACAGGCGCTTATTAAAACCGCCGCTTTTTTATCGGTATCACTGGACGAGTTGCAAGATGAAATTAACGAAAACGGTTATACCGAAGAATACAAAAACGGTGCAAACCAGCACGGCATAAAACAAAGTGCCGCCGTGGAAACCCATATCGCCATGACCCGCAATTTAACCGCCATTATTAACAAGCTAGTTGACCTTGCACCTGTAGAACAACGAAAAGACGGGAAGCTAATTGCATTCCAGCGAGGGTTTGCCAATGCAAAGTAATTATATTTATGACTACCACGCCAAAATCCAAAGCGGTGAAATTGTTGCGGGCAAGTGGATTAAATCCGTCTATACCATGCTGGTAACAGGGCTGGAAAATGGCGATTATTTTTATAGTGCAGACCGTGCAGAAATTGTAATTAGCTTCATAGAAAATATGTGCCGCCACAGCAAAGGGCGTAATGACCATTTAAAACTTGAATTGTGGCAAAAAGCCATGCTTGCGGCTACGTTTGGCATCGTGGACGGTGACGGTTTGCGCGTTTTCCGCGAAGTTTTTGTGGTAATTGGGCGCAAGAACGGTAAAACCATTGTGGCCAGTGCTGTAATTATGGTTATGGCCTTCCTTGATGGTGAATACGGCGCGGAAATTTACTGCCTAGCGCCAAAATTAGACCAAGCAAATATATTATTTTCCGAAAATTTTTACGAAATGCTCAAAAAAGAAGAGGAGCTGCTTGAATTTATTCATAAACGCCGCAGTGATATATATGTGTCCGAAACGAACACAATTATTAAGCCCATCGCCTTTAATTATAAAAAAGCAGACGGGTATAATCCAAGCCTAACCGTAAACGATGAACTTGCCCAGTGGCCGGCACGAACGGGCTTGCGTCAATACGGGGTTATGAAATCTGCTCGCGGTGCAAGAAAACAACCGCTTATGCTAAGCATATCCACGGCGGGCGATGTAAATGACGGAATTTATGACGAACTGTTTACACGTTCGACACGGTTTTTAGAGGGTGGAAGCAAAGAAAAGCGGCTTCTGCCTTTTATTTATATGATTGATGATATTGAAAAATGGAACGATTTAAATGAATTAAAAAAAGCAAACCCTAATATGGGTGTGTCCGTTTTTGAAGAAAATTTCAGTGAGGATATAATCGCCGCCGAAAATTCATTTTCCGAAAAAGCAGAATTTTTAATGAAGCATTGCAATATCAAACAAAACTCAAGTGTTGCATGGCTGGACTATGAAACAATTGAAAAAGCAGGCAACGCGGGCGAGGGGTTATCTCTTTCCGATTTTGAAGGTTGTTATGCGATGGGCGGCATTGACCTATCACAGTATACCGACCTTACGGCCGCGTGTGTGATAATCCAGCGCGGCGGTAAGATATATAACTTTACACAGTTTTTCATGCCCGCGCAAAAACTGGAAGAACTACAAGCCCGTGATGGTGTACCCTACGACATATTTGTAAAAAAAGGTATTTTGCGTCTAAGCGGGGAAAATAAGATTAATTATAAAGATGTGCTTAACTGGTTTGTTATGTTGGAAAAAAAATACCGCTTATACATTCAAATGACGGGATATGACCGTAACCTTGCGGCATATTTGGTAGACGATTTAAACGAAGCGGGCTTCCAAACCGATGATGTACACCAAGGCGAGAATCTAACCCCTGTTATCCGTGAGTTTGAAGGAATAATAAAAGACGGAGACTTCATTATCGTTGAAAATAACCTGCTAAAAGCACACATGCTTAACGTAGCGTTAAAGCAGAATGTAGAAACACGTAGAGTACGCCCAGTAAAAATTGAACCACGCGCCAAAATTGACGGCTTTGTGGCCGCAATATGCGCAATGACCGTGCGGCAAAAACATTGGTACGAACTGGGCAAATACCAAACCAACGAAGATTAAGGTGGGTTGTATATGGGCTTGTTTAAAAACATTTTCGGCGGCGCAAAGCGCAGGGAAATGTATAAATATTTTGAATCGTTATCATCCTACACACCTGTTTTTACCACCTTCGATGGCGGTGTATATGAAATGGATTTAACGCGGGCGGCGATACATGCCTTCGCAAATTCTTGTAGCAAATTAAAGCCAACGGTGCGGGGTGCGGCGTATAAATCGCTTGAAAAAGTTTTACAAACCAAGCCAAACCCGTATATGGACACCAGCCGTTTTTTATACAGGTTAGCCACCATTTTATCCGTGAAAAATAATGCATTTATTGTGCCGATTTTAGACAAGTACGACAGTATCATCGGCTATTACCCTGTGTTGCCAAGCGATGCAGAAATTATAGATATAAACGGTACTGCATATATGCGCTTTACCTTTGCAACGGGGGCGCGTACCGACCACCGAAGCGAAGGTTGCCCATATACGCAGGTAACGAGGGTAAGTGTGTTTTCGTGAGAATGATTGAGGTTCGATAAATCGGTTTCCGCAATCTGCACCACGCTAACAACCTCAAATACCCGCATACCCATGGTGGTTTCGTAGAAAATAATATCGCCGTGGCGTAGCGTCCAAATGCCTGCGAAGAAACTCCCCCTGCCGCGGTTATGACTGGCAAGAGCGATATTCCCGTCCCATTGGCTGGTTGCGGGGAAATGCCCGACATAATTATCGAGGGTAGACAGCGCAACACCAGAGCGTACCGATGCCGTGCGGTTATTCAACGCAGGAATCGTAATTCTGCCAATTGTGCCATCCGTAAAAGGCGTAACAGTTGTGATGCGATTCTGCGGATTGGCGGGTTGCGATGTTACGGTTATCGGCCGATGCGTCACAGTCACCCCGTTTTGGTTGCCACCACTTGGGATATTACCTTGCGTGCCGGGCGTAAGCCACGGGGCAGTTCCCCCGTTCGCAGGCTCGCCTTGGGCGTTGTTACCCCCGCCGCCGTGTGTGATGCTGGTGCTTGCCAAGAACCCACCCGTATGTGTACCGTCGGCATGGACGTTGACCCCTGCTTCCCCGGGGAGTAAGGCAAATACCGATTCTTCAATGGCTACCACACGGCTTGCATTGGGGTTGTTGTTGTATCTTGGCGCAAAGGGATTCGCAGGCTCGGTGGGGAACTCCCCGCTGTAAAACCCTGTACCCGAACCGTGGGGCGGCGGAAGTATTGCCGAGTGCCTATCCCTACGGACATTTTGTTGGCGTTGCGGTGCAACATTGGAAGTGGTTGGCCGCCCCCATTGGTCGTAGGGGAAAGTGTTTTCAAATTGGTAGCGTGGGGCTTGATATGCCCAATTGTGCTGCCAATTCCAATGGCTGTAGTGGTGCATGTTAGGCCAGTTGGGGTTAGAGAAATGGTGAGTATGACGGGCGGTGTTATCCGCATACACGGTAGCGGGTATCACAAGTACCATGAACGCAACGACCATCGCAGCCGAGGCTTTTACCAGCCACCTTGTAATACATGACGTTCCTGTTTGGTTGCTTCTTTGCATAAATTCCTCCTTTGGCTTTCTGTGGGATAATGCGACGTTGTAAAATTACAAGGCATCACCCCCCAATGCTCCAACACCAGTGGATGCACCTGATTCATCGTCGTCAGAGAAATTGACTTCAAATTCATACACGGGTGTGCCTTTTGCCGTCGCGGGTATTTCGTGGAATGCTTCTTGGTCGTGTAACACCACCCGAACGGTCTTGCCTGTGAGCTTCGCCGCAGCCCTCGATGCGATTTGGATAATATACCTGTCGGTTTGTGCGGGATTTTTCGCAGTAACATCGTCGAGCATGATTGTTGGCTCAGGGTTGGTTACGTCCAGTTTGATTTTGCCCGCCTTAACAATCTCTCTAGGGCCATCAATGCTGTATACGGTTACGTTGTACCCCATGAAATGCCTTGCGACGAAGAAACCACCCGTGCCCAACGCACCGAGGGCAAGTAAAACACCAAGTACCGTAAGCACAGTAGTTAATGCATTGCCCGAATCATTGATATTACCTTGCTCCTGCGCAGTAGGCGCATAATCCTGTTCCACAGGAATATCAATCACAGGTTCAGCTTCGGGTTCTTCCAACCATATCTCAATGATGGGTTCACCATAGAAAATTGCTGTAAACAGCGTCTTTCCTTGGGTTGTCCGAAATACTGTACCTACATACTCAGCGGAAACGGTGTACCCCGTGGTGCGGGTTTGCGTAACTTGCGCCGTAAACGTGGCATGGGCGGTATGGCTCGAAGCTACGGGATGCCCGTCTACCGATGCGGTACTGCTGGATTGCCATTCCACGGTAGACAGATGAAATGTCGTTCCCCCGTCTGTGATGGTTCGGGGAATGAGCGAATTGTCGGGGGAAGATAAATGCGGAAATGTCCGTTGCCTTGTGGCGGTGGAGGTGTGCCGCGTTGTGCCTGCTACTTCACTGGTGATGGAGTGAATATCCAAAACCAACGTACCCGCAAAACCATCACGCTCGAACCAAATCTCTTGCTCTAAATAGGGCAAAATATCATAGAGGTTGCGGGAGCGAGTTTCAATAGTTACAGTTTCGCGCATTTCGATGAAGGATTCATCGGATGTGGGTTGTTGTAATACATAGGCAATAGTGAATTGTTGGCCGAACATTTCAAAGTCGGCGGTAGAAATGGTGGCGGGGTTCACATCGGGGGGTAGCGCGTAGGTGCGCCGCACCGCATTAAACCCGTTTAAGGGTTCGTTCACTACGCTAATGGGGTGCCATACCCATGTGGGTTCTGCTTCGTTGTTTTCATCGGGCGGGTAATCTTCATCCACCGTTTCGCTTACGTTTAACGCGGGATTAACCGTAAGCACCGTTCCTTGGCTTGTTGCAAAAACGCTGGTTTGCAAGCAAGTTGAAAGCATCGCTGCTAAGGTTAGGCTCAAAAGAAATTTAAGCCTCTGTGTGGGTTGGTTCTTCTTTGTTGCTTGTTGCATGTTCGCATTCCTCCTTAACTTCATTTGATTTATCTACCACCGGCTTCTCGTGGTATATGCCAAAATCCTCAAAACCCAAGAAGCCGTTTGTGGGCAAGTCCAAATCGGCACCATTAAAACTGCCGATGGATTCGTTGTTGCTTATGAGGTTGTTAATGGGGTGGTCGAAATAACAGGTGTAAACATGCCCTACCTTAAACGCTACTTTTCGGGGCAAAATAAAAAACACATCGTCGCCGGTAGCGGTATCTACCAATTCGATGCGTTTATATCTGCCGAGCATCTTGGGTGTGAGGCTTACACATACCCCAGATACGCTATATATTTGCCCCGCATTTATTTTTCGCTTGAGCATGAATCCCTTGGCTATAAATGCCACGCTTAAAATAACGGACATGACGAGTAACGCCATATCCCCGATGGACGATGAAACGATAACCCCAACAAACAAGCACGCCCCACCCCCACCATACAACACCAAAAGCCTAATGAATACGGGCTTCGGAATGGTTTTACCCACCTAAGCACCTCCTTCAACGAGTTTATTTTGTTTATGAACCCACATCACGCGCCGCGCCTCCCTTATGGTTAAATCACACATGCCTTCCCCCATGTTGCCGATATGCAGCCGATGAATATGCCCACCCAGTTTGTCACTCAGCCATTTATAGGCTTGTTTACGGTTGAAAATCGGGGTATCGCCTTTCCACAAACGGTCAAACTCAAAGTGTGCCAGTATCCGTTTTTTACGAAGCGTACTGTTTGCCAGCGACCCCATGGGTTTCTTACTGTTGTCATGGGCGGCTACATATGAATCACACACGGGATAACGTGCGCATACATACAAGTGCTTTACATAAACGTCCTCAAAAATAAAAGAACCCTCACGCAATAACGCTTGGGCTCCGCAGTAAGGGCAAAGCAAGTGCTTTTTATGCTTTGCTGATTTATCCTTTTGCCTGTCTTTCTTCAATTATTCACCCCCTCAGATGGCATGATGTTTGTGGTTTATGACTTTGTTTCCCGATGTGATTTGTAAAACACATGGAAATCGGATTGACTGCCTAAGTTATGAAACCACCATTTCTGCCCGAGTTCTTTTAACGGGTTATCTAATGCCAGTAAATATACGGCTTCGTGTTGTGTGATAGGTGCTTCAATCACCCCGTTTGGCCACGGCGATTCGCACAATGAAAGTTCCAACCAGAAACCCATTTCAAAATGGACTTCTTTCATGGCTACAATTTCTGAAGCCGACTCGATGAGTACCGATGGGTCATAACCCAAAAGCTCATTAGTGTACTCGGCATAACAGGTGTCAAATTTCCGCTTCAATGTGCGGAGTAATTCTGTACATTTTGAATCCATATTAACGTCCTTTCCATTTGGATTATTGTTCTACCGATACGGCGAGGGTTGTACCATCGCTGGTGATGATGATGCTCCCGTGTAAATCTGTTCTAAAAACATATGCACCGGCGTTATCTAACCGCCGCAACACTTCTTGAGATAGGAAGCTATTGTTTTCGCCTGCGGATATGACTGCGATGGCGGGGTTCACGGCATCCAAGAATCCGCTGGTG